GCTTCAGACGGGTGAGCGTGCCGTGCAGATGGGTTTCGGCGAGCGCCAGGTGACGTTTCACGTGACCCAGCTCAAGGATTTGCGTCAAACCTACGCCTTGTTCTACCGCGACTGCGGAGCCGAAAGTGGGCTTCCCGACATGTCCCAGCCTGTCCAGCGCGGCGCACCCGCGACCGCGCGCTTCTGCTAGGGCGTCATGACCGAGACAACCGAACTGACACCCGTCGCGCCCGAGAGTGCGACGCTGCCGGCTGCTGTCATGGCGTCGGTGGTCAACGCGTATCGGGACGCGAAGACGCTCGGAGGAGGAGAGCTCGCTCTTTGGCGTCCGCGCAATCTCTCTGCGGACGCCGCGATCCTGCGGGATCACAAGTTGATCCGTGCCCGTGCGCGGGATCTCGTTCGTAACGATCCGCTGGCGAAAAACGCGGTCCGGATGAATCGTGACGCCGTCTCCGGATCCGGGCTCAAGCTGGCTCTGCGCATCGACTGGCAGACGCTCGGCTTCAAGAACATCGCCGCCGCGAACGAGTATCAGGATCACATTGTTCGCGAGTGGGAAGCCTACGCCGAGTCGATCGAGTTTCAGGCCGATGCCCGGCGGCAGAGCACCTTCTCCCAGCTCTTCCAGACCGTCGATCAGACCGATTTCGTGGATGGCGAAAGCCTCGCGGTGCTGGAGATGAAGCCGGGCGTCGGGCTCTACCAGACCTGCGCCAATCTGATCGATGTCGACCGGCTCGAAAACCCAGTCGGCGTTGCGGATTCAAACTTCATACGTGGCGGCATCGAGCGCGACATTTACGGCGAGCCGCTGGCCTATCACGTTCGTGAGGCGCACCCCGCCGATGTCGGGCTCGGGGCTCTCGTCAGTGCGATGGCGCACAAGCGGGTTCCCAGAATGTATCCCTGGGGCCGGCCGATCGTGCTGCACACTTTCGACCATGCGCGCCCGGAGCAGACACGCGGCGTCTCGGAGTTCGCCGCCGCCATCGTGCCGATGCGGATGCTAGGCCAGTACAACGATACCGAGCTACAGACGGCCATCACGCAGGCCGCCTTCGCCGCGGTCATCAAGACGGAGGTCGACTGGTCTGCCGCCATGAATGTGCTCGGCACTCAGGTCAAAGGTCAGAACGGTCTCTGGGATGTCGCGAAAGCGCATTTGAGCCAGGCCGCAGAGTACTACGAAGGCCGGGACATCACGTTCAACGGCGCCAAGATCCCGCATCTTCTGCCGAACGAGAGCTTAGACGTGCTCCGTTCCACACATCCGAACGCAAATTTCGAGGCTTTCGAGAGCGCGTTCATTCGCAAACTCGCTGCCGGTCTCGGTGTCGAGGCGCACGAGCTCGGCAAGAACTACCGTGAAGTGAACTACTCAGCTGCACGCGCCGCGCTCGAAAGCGTCTGGCGCACCTATCGCGCCCGCCGCACGCGGCTGGTGACGCAATTTGCCATGCCGTTCTTCGGCGCATGGCTGGAGGAGGCGGTGGACCTGGGAACGGTGATGCTGCCTCCCGGTCATTCGGACTTTCTCGCCATCCGCCCTTACCTGGTGAAGGGTACTTTCGTCGCTTGGGGCAAGCCGAAAGTCGACCACTACAAAGAGCGCCAGGGCGAGGAATTGGGCCTCGCAATGGGCGTCGAGACGCTCGAGGACATCACGGCCAACGACGGACGCAACTGGCGCGACGTTATCGATCAGCGCGCCTTCGAGCGCGAGTACATGATCTCGCGCGGGCTCGATCCCGACGCGACGGGGCCGGAAATGGCCGGCGTGCAACAGGTCGACGAGGCTGGCGACAACGCAAACGACAAAAGGGACGCCGCATGACGCACCTTCCGCGCCTTGCCTCCATGATTTTCAACCGCGTCCATTGGATCGAACCGGCTGCGGCCGAGACTATCCTTGCAGTGCTCGATGGCCGGATCGGTGACATCCGTATGAGCCGCTTCGAGGGCGAAGCAGCGTTCACGCGCGAGGGCCGCTGGAAGGGTTACCAGGTCACCCCACGGGGTACGGCGATCGTGCCCATCGTTGGCGAGCTCGTCAACCGCGGCGCCTATCTCGGCGCAAGCAGCGGCCTCGTCTCCTACGAGGGTGTGCGGCAGCAGCTTAAGAATGCCGCCAACGATCCGGCGGTGCGTGCCGTCGTGCTCGATATCGACAGTCCAGGCGGAATGGTCGCGGGCTGCGCAGAAACAGCCGCACTGGTGCGAGAGATCTCGAAGACGAAAGCCGTGGTGGCCTGCGCCAACTCGGACACCTGCTCGGCGGCCTATGCGATCGCGTCTGGCGCCAATGCCATCGTCGCAACGGAATCGTCCCGCGTCGGCTCGATCGGCGTCCTGTTCGTTCATGCGAACCGTCAGCGCGAGCTCGACAAAAAGGGCATCGACGTCACGATTTTTCAGGGCGGAAAGCACAAGACAGATGGGCATCCGTTCGGCCCCCTCTCGGCCGAGGTTGCCGCAGAAATCCAGGGCAATATCGACGCGCACTACGACGCTTTCGTGAAGCTCGTCGTGGCTGGACGTCCGCAGATGTCCGAGCAGCAGATACGCGACACTGAGGCTCGCGTGTATCGCGGCTCCGACGCCGTCGCACATGGGCTTGCCGACTATCTCGGGACGTTCGAGCAGGCCGTTGCGCTGGCCGAGTCCGGCCACGTTCAGAAACGACATCAGGCTGTGTCCAGCGTTCCGGCCCCAGCAACCCAGCCGCAGAAGGTTGCGGCAATCAAAGGAGCACTACGCATGACCACGCTTCCCAACACGCCCGTGAGCGGCTACGAGGGCCTCTCTCCGGAAGCCCTCAATCAGATTGTCGCGACCCTTTGCGACACGCTCGGCATCGAAGCCTCCGACCAGCAGCCTGTAGCTGTCGCTCCGTCGCAGCCCGCGCCTCAGGCTCCGGCAACCCAGCCCAGCGAGACGGCTGAGCAGGCCGCCGTGCGGGGCCGTTCCGAGGAGAAGGCCCGCATCAAGGGCATCCTTGCGCTCCCCGAAGCAAAGGAGCGCCCGCTGGCAGCTCTCGCGCTCGCCGTCGAGACGGATATTCCGGTCACCGCAGCCGGTGCGACGCTGGCCCGCATACCCGCCGAAGCGCAGGGCAAGGGTGGCGGCTATCTGCGCGCTGCGATCGAGGCAAACGGCGGGTCGCCGAAAGTCAGCCACATGACCCCCTCCGCCGACCAGCCGAAAGCGTCGACGCTCTCGGCTTCGATGGACCGCATGCTCGCGAAACTGCCTCAGACCAAGCGCGCCAAAGCGGGCTGAGAGATACCGCTCACTAGACACCATCTTCGAAAAGGAGGGCCGACATGGGCCTGTTGCGCACTGCCACATTCAACGAACCGGATTCGATTTCGGACTTCCTCAAATACGAGGCGGCCCAGGAGTACTGCCGCGACAAGATCACCATCGCTTCTGGCGAGGGCGTCCTCGAGGTCAACACGCTGCTGGGCAAGGTCACGCTCGGCGCGGCGTCCTCTGCCGCGAAGTCAGGGGGAAATACCGGCAACGGCACGTTCGTGCTCGATGTCACCACGCCGGTTCTCGCTGGCGCCGCGCCCGGCGTCTACAGCCTGCGCTTCACGACCACGACGAGCGTCCGCCTCGAAGATCCAACCGGCCGCGTGATCGCCGACGTCGCCATCGGCGGCAGCACCGGAAATACCGCGACCGTCCAGGAGCAGATCAAAGGCGTGTTGACCCAGGGTGCGACGCCATTCGCTGCCGGTGACGGCTTCGACATCACGATTGCGGATGGCTCCGGCGAGTACAAGAAGTGCAAGCTGACCAATCTCGACGGGTCAGCCGTCGCGGCGGGTGTGCTGTGCCATGCGGTCGACGCCACCTCCACCGCGCAGGTCGCCGTGGCCGTGGTGCGCGGCCCGGCCGTGGGGGGACGCCTGGGCCTCAAGTTCGACGCCAGCTTCGACAGCGCGGGCAAGAAGAGCAAGGCGCTCGCGCAGCTCGATGCGCGCGGCATCGTGGTGCGTGACAGCGCCTAAGTCCGAGTAATCCCACCGACGCAAGCGGCGCCGAGGCTCCAGCCTTCGGCGCCATTTTTGTTTTCCCGCGCCGCTCTCGCGGCATCTGCAACACCCATCAAGGAGAGACGCCATGAGCGGCGCACTCGTCATCGACGGCTTCAGCAACCGTGAGTTCTCGGCCGAAGAGCTGACCCTCACGATGAACAAGATCCCGAATATGTACACCCTGATCACCGATCTCGGTATTTTCGGTGATCCTCTGCCTCTCGCGACCACGTATGTCGCGATCGAGATCGACAACATGGTGCTGAACCTGTTGCCGGCCACCGAGCGCGGCGGGCCCGCGACCCAGGGCACTCGCGGCAAGCGCCAGCGCAAGCTGTTCGAGATCCCGTTCACCGCGCATGAGGACAGCCTCAAGGTCGGTGACCTGCAGAACCTCCTCGCGTTCGGGTCGAAGGCTCCGATGATGCTGGAGGACGCTGTCAACCGGAAGCTCCTCAACATGGGGCTGAAACACCAGATCACGCACGAGTATCGCCGTGTCGGCGCGCTCTGCGGCAAGGTGCTCGACGCCGACGCCTCGGTGATGATCGATCTGTTCACCGAGTTTGGCGTTGTCGAGCAGGTCGAGTACTTCGGCGCTGTTATCACGGGCGGATTGAACCAGCACATTCGCAACGTGAAACGTCACATCGAGGACAACCTCGAGGGCGACGTAATGACTGGCATCGCGGCGCTCTGCTCTGCCGAGTTCTACGACTCGCTGCTCAACGATAGCGAGGTCAAGCAGGCGTACAATGCCGCTGCCGCCATGATGCGGCTCAACCCGAACATCGACGACGTTCGGCCTGCCTTCTACCATCAGGGCGTGCTGTTCATGGAATATCGCGGCGTTGCGAGTCAGCTGAACCAGGATGGCTCGACCACGGCGCGGCGCTTCATTCCGGCGGGCACGGCGCGCTTCTTCCCGCTCGGGACGATGCAGAGCGCTGTTTCGTTCGCGGCTCCCGGCGACTTCCTCGAGTGCCTCAACATGCCGGGCGAGCTTTACTACGCGAAGGCGGCCCCGGTTCGCTTTGATCGCGGCGTCGATCTCCACACTCAGTCCTCCTTCCTGCCGATGTGGACGCGGCCGAAGACGCTGGTGAAGGCCACGACGGCAGCCGGTCCCTGATCCGGGGTCATCTCACTCGACGCAATAGCCCGGCTGGTGACGGCCGGGCTTCTTCATTTTCGAACACAGAGGGCCTGCCGATGATCTCGGTTCGCATGACCAAAGACTGGGAATACGATTTCGTGGACGTGAACGGCGAGATCGCAACCCGCAAATGTCCCCGCGGCCTCGTTCTCGAATTCGAGGACGAGATTGCTGCGTCGGCCGTCGCATCGGGCCACGCGGAGACGACTGCGCCCGCGTCCGAGGCGTTCTCCGAGCGGGTGCGGCTGCACAAGCGCTTTCTCGACCTCATCGCGGAGACCGGTGATCCCGACGAAGCGGACCGCCTGTTGCGTGAGGAAGAGCGCGCGCGCGCCGAGGACGCGCAAAAGGAGGCTACGGAGAAGGCCAAGGCTGCGAAGAAAAAGCCTGCCGGGGACACGGGGACCGAAAGTGACGGATCCGATGGGCAGAGTGGAACCGATGCCGATGCGGGTGCAGAGGGTGAAACTGCCGCCACGGCGCCGGCAAAACCCGCTGGCCGCAAGCCCGCCAAGGGAGCTTCCTAAGTGCCGTCCGTCTTCTCGGCTCTGGAGAGCAGAGCCTTCAAGGAACTCGAACGGGTGTTTGCAGAGCCGTTCGAGTTTCGCCCCTACGCGGCTGGACCCGGCGGCGGGATGCGCGCGCCCGATTCCTCGCGCGCGGTGCGCCAGGTCGTCGGCATCCACGAGTTGCGCTCGTTCAAGAGTACCGAGTTCGGCACCGAGGCGCGCGGCTCCATTCCCGCCCGTCTCGATCGCGTGCGGCTGAATTTCGATGCCGCGCAGTTCGCAGCCGGCGCGCCACCGCGTGCTCTGGACCGCCTCAAGCGCCTCGATACGCGCGAAGTGTTCGAGGTTGCGGACGTCGAGCGCGATGCGGAGGGCCGCTACAAGCTCGGCGTCAAAACCCTGGGATTTGAGCAGACATGAGCCTCGAGCGGACCGCACTCCGGATCGGCATGGTGATGGCGCTGTCCAACGCCATGCAGGCGCCGTTCCCAACAATCGCGCAGGACCGGGTCTACGACAGCCGGATCGATCCCTTCCAGGGACTCAAGGAGGGCGACATCGCGCCTCTGGCGATCGTCTACACCGATGACGACGACCGCGAGTCGCTGTCCGGCAACAACGGCGGCCCGCCGTGGCGCCAGTCGGTCAACCTCGTGATCGAATTGTCGATGGGCATGGTCGGAAGCCTTGTCGGCGAGGATGGTAACCCCATGCTCGGCGAGGACAACAAGCCGCTGTCTACGTTCGTGCCGATCGCCACCGAGCCGCAGCTCGAGGCGATGCTCGACCTCTTCGAGGAGCAGGTCGAGCGCCTGTTTCGCCAGCCGCCTAACGCCTGGGGGCAGCGCCTGATCGGGAGCGAGGACGCGCTGATCGTGCGCGTCGAGTCCTGGTCCTCGAAACGATATGTCGAGCGCGAGGCGCAATACCGTTTCGCCGCGCGCCAAATCATGCTGCGCGTGATGCTGCCGCAGCCGCCTTTCCCGGACATTGTCGCGGTTGCTCCGGTCGAGCCGCCGCCGATTCCGCCGCCGCTCGGGCCGCTGCTTGATGCCATCATCGACGACAACGGCCCGTATGCGGCGGATGCGGAAGCGCTGAAGGAGATGCTCACCGAGAGCGGCAATTTCGGCCCGCTCGTGCTGGCGCCCCTCAAGCGCATCCGCATCAAGGAAGCCGATGCCGGCGGCGGCAAGCGCCCTGACGGCGTCGCCCAAGCCAACTTCCCCGAAAGCTAACGCAGAGGACCGTCATGAAACAGGTTCACGTGAGGCCCGCCGACGGCCTCATCGTCCGCATTCCTGGCCGCCCGAACGAGGTGCTGCCGCCCGAGGGGGCGAGCGTGCCGATCTCGGCCGCAGATCCCTACTGGCAGCGCCGTATCGCCGACGGCGACGTGATCATCAGCAAGGCGCCCGCCAAGGCCGCCGCAAAGAAGGAGAGCTAAGCCATGGCCGGTGTGCTGTTCAACAACATCCCCGGAAATATCCGGGTTCCGTTCTTCTACGCGGAGTTCCAGCCTGGCGGGACGCCCTACCAGGACAATGCCCGCCTGCTGCTCGTCGGGCAGAAGCTTTCGGGCGGTCAGGCCGCGGCGAACATTCCCGTGCTCGCGACCGACTCCTCGATCTCGGCACTCGCCGGCACGAACTCGATGCTGGAGCAGATGTACCGCACGGCGCGCGCCAACGCGCCTTTGCAGGAGATCTGGATCCTGCCGCTCGCCGACGACGGCGCGGGTGTCGCCGCCACCGGCAAAATCAGCGTCGCTGCGCCTTCCATTACTCAGGCGCAGGCGCTCTCGCTCTACATCGAGGGGCAGCGCATCCGCATCGCGGTGCAGACCACGGACACGCGGGCGACGATAGCGACGGCGCTCGCCGCTGCCATCAACAACCCGACGCTGGGTCTTTCGGTGACGGCCGCCGTCAATGGCACCAACAACTACGAGGTTGACCTGACCGCCCGCCACAAGGGCGCGCAGGGGAACAGCATCGCCATCGATCTCGGCCGCATTTCGGAGGAGGGCAGCCTCGGCATCACGTTGTTGACCATCACGGCCATGGCCAACGGCGCGGCCGATCCGGATCTCACCACGCCGTTCTCCAACCTTGGAGACGACGAGTTCGACTGGATCGTCGGCCCCTACGGCGACTCGGCGGCGCTCGGCGACGCGAGTGATCTCCTGAACGACATCTCCGGCCGCTGGGCGTGGTCCCGCCAGACCTACGGCCACTATATCGGCACCAACCCCGGCTCCGTCGGGCAGCTTTCGACGCTCGGCAACGGGCGCAACGATCAGCACGCGACCATCTGGCCGACGCGTAAGTTCCGTTCTCCGCCCTGGCGCGTCGCCGCAGCGGTCGGCGCCATTACGGCCATGCACCTGCAGGGACCGGGCGCCTCGGCCGAGCTCTCCCGCCCGCTGCGCTCGCTCGAGCTGGTCGGGATCATGGGACCGCTCTCGGTCTCCGACCATCTGATCCTCTCGGAAAAGCAGACGCTGCTCTACGACGGGGTCTCGACCTACTACGTCACGCGCGACGGCAAGGTTCGCATCGAGCGGCTGATCACCACCTATCAGTCGAACGCGTCGGGCGATCCCGACGCCACCTATCTCGACGTAAACACCATGGCGCAGTCGATGTACGGTATCCGCTACATCCGCCAGAAGCTCACCAACGTTCACGGACGCAAGGCACTTGCGGACAGCAATCCGGGCGGAAACCCCGGCATTGTCACGGCGCAGGACATCCGCATCACCATCATCCACGCCTACGAGGACCTGGTGGCGCTCGGGGTGTTCGAGAATGCGGAGCTGTTCGCCCGCGACCTCGTCGTCGAGCGCGATCTCATCGACGCCAACCGCGTCAACGCCTCGCTGCCGCTCGATCACGTCAACCAGCTCCACATCATGGCCGCGGCCGCCGTCAACCACATGCAGCGGCGCGAGCCGCGTGATGCGCTCGCGGCGTAATCCACGTCAGCCACCGACCAACGAGGAGACCCACTCATGTCCAGCCCCAATGCCGGCGGATTCGTCGAGCTGACCATCGACGGCGTCCGGTACTCGATCTCCGGTGAGCTCGAGATCGAGGAGACCAACTTCGAGGCCGAGGCCCAGGTCAACCAGGACGGCACCGTGAGCCGGACGCAGAAGCCGAAGCCCTACAAGTTCTCGCTGTCCATCCGCGACCGGCAAGGCCCGTCCATCCAACGGCTGCTGTACCGCGACGATACCCGCATCGACGTCTCGGCGATCGAAAAGCAGATGAAGCGCGGCGTGCTGCTGACCGGCGCCTTCGCGACCGGCACGCCGAAG